AGTTGTGATTTGATTTCGTATTGGATAGTCATGTGGGATCTCTGTTGATATATCCATTATAATAACAAAACCGCCCCAAAGGACGGTTGAGTGGACACTTTGTTAACTGTCTACTAATCTCTCTGTCTCCAGTCATCGCTACGTTCTTGGTGGAACCAATCTACGATCTCATCTGGTGAACCGAAACCCCTTTTATGATTACTTGAATCGGGGTCTCCAATATTCAAGTTATTCAGAAAAGAGTCGTTTGGATTTGTTGAAAGTCTTCTTGCTTGATTTAACATACCTCTTGCACTCGTATTTGCCTTTGCTAGTTTTTGGGCCCATATCATATCATCTATACTGACTTCTGTTCCCGACGCGATGGATTTGCAAATGCCTTCTAGACGAAGACGATACTGGGTTGATAACATATTCTAATGTATAGGATTAAAAATATTTATGATACAATTTTACTGAAACCTCTGATTTTATCAAATTTGATGACATTCTCAAATTTATCATGCAAATCTGATTTATGAGATATGACATAGATATTCGCATCCTTAATTATAAAACGAATAATCTTCATAAATTCATCCACACCAAATCCATCAAGAGAACTATCAAATACTTCATCCATGATTAATAGATTAGTATTAACAGAGTTCTTGACTCTAGCCACTTCTCTCCATGTGAATAGTAATGCCAAGTCGATACGCATCTTCTCACCCTCACTAAATGAGGCATATGAAAAGTCTTCATGTATTGGTGACTCTACAGTTTCACTAAACTCCTCATCTAATTTAAAATTGATATAGAAATCCATCATCTGCAGATAACGATTGATCTGCTGATTAATAAGTGGTAGATATTTTTTAATTATCTTCGTCTTAACACCATCATCTTTCAAGAGTGAGTATGCAAAATCATGATGCACAATATCTTGATTCTTCTCAGATGATTCGCTGATAGTTGTTTGAAGACTTTCTTTGAACTCGGTTAGTTTCTCATGTTCAGAATTTCTGTTTTTAAGTTGTTCGGTAAATTTTTGAATTTCAGATTCCAAATCTCTGATTTGTCGTTGACATCCAGAGATCTTAGTATTGTTTTGAGAAATATCATTATTGAGTTTAGAAATCTCCTTTGTGAGTTTAGTGAACTGAAGCTCTCGATCTTCTTCGTTTTTAATTGCTTCTTCTAGTTCTTGATAACCAGATTGCAACTCCTTTGCTTTAGTTTGAGCATCAGCAATTCTATTTAACCTAAATGACTCTTCTATATTTTGATCACATGTAGGACATACCGTATTATCCGTAAAAAACTTATGCTCTTTTGTTATAGTTGATACTTTATTAGATATTTTACCCTTTAAATTATTAAGTTTCCTTAACTTTTTGTCTGCTCCTGTAACTTTTTCTGACTCTTGATTTAGTTTTGTAACTGTATTTTCAAGATTTTTATTATTAGATGCATGTCCATCTTGCTCATTAAGAAGAACATCAATTTTATCTTTTTTACTTTGAATATCTTCTTTACTACGATCCTCTATCTCCTTAATAAATTTTTCCTGCATCTTAATCTTATCTGCAAGAGTTTCTTTCTTTAGATTAAGTGATCGAACTCTTTCCCTCTTCTCTCTTAATTTATCTTTTAGTAAATTATTCATGAAAGAAAAGATACGAATATCCAGTAGATCTTCAATTACCTCTCTTCGATTCGGTGCATTCAACTGCATGAATGGAACAAACGTGCTACTACCCAGTATGATTATCTGTGTGAAAGACTTATAGTTTACTTTCAGTATCGTTTCTTCAAGTATCCGTTGATTTGATCGGTCATCAGCCTCACGATGAAGAGGTGTGCCATTTACTTCAATATCAAAAGTATTTGGTTTAATACCTCTACGAATCAAATACTCTTTCGCATTTACATCAAACTCAATCTCTACTAACGTACCCTTTTCATTAGTTGTGTTAATCAACTGTGATTTAGTGATCTTACGAAATGGTTTATTAAACAATACAAAAGTCAGGGCATCTAACATAGTAGATTTGCCTGACCCATTTGTCCCAATTATTAAATTTGTATTGTGTTGTAGAAAATCAACTTCTGTCCAGTGATCACCAGTGGAAAGAAAGTTTTTCCATCTAATCTTCTTGAATCTTATCATTACTAGGAGGAATCACAAAGTCATCAGGAGTGATGACAGCATACTTATAATTATACATCTTACATGTCTTTATGGCAAGCTCATCGTCAACTTCTATAACTTCCATCTGTTTATCACCATTATCTTCAAGCATCAAACCATATCTTGTGGCATCGTCCTCTTCCTCAAATAAAAATAATACTCTACTTCCTTGCTCATCGGAAACAGCATATGCTCCGTCTGTCTTTCGATGTTTAAGTGTTAAGAGATACATTACTCTACCTCACAGGCTTGTCGGTATAAATCACGGAAGATATCTTTTACTATAGTCTTATCAAACTCCATCTCTGCCTCATCAATATAACGATTCAATATTGAGATAGTATTCTCATCTTCTTCAACTTCAAACTCTTCATTCTCTGCCATAGCAAAGTTTTCAATAATCTTCAGATCTTGAACACCTGCATTAAATAACTTATCAATAAACTTTTCAAACTCTTTAGGATCTGTCTTCTTACGAACAATAACCTTTACAATCTTATTTTCATACTGACTGGTGTTAAAGATACGATGATTAGTATCTTCGTAGTATATGTTATAAAACAATTTATAAGGATTATTAATTTCAAGTAGTTCAAGGGTCTCAGTATCAAAGATATGAAAACCTCTTTTATCATTGACATCATTCCAAAACATCTCATAAGGATTACCCAAGTAGAATATCTTTCCATCATTTGAACGTGTATGAAAATGTCCAGAGAATACAGTATCAAACTTATCGAAGACATTTATATCCATACCAGTTTCCATCATATGTCCACGAGTTGCTCTGAATCCATTTAATTCAAGATGACCCATGGCCACTTTTGATTTAGAAGTTTTAATTACATCTAAAGTGTGTTCGTAATTTTCTGTAGTAATCCAAGGAAGTAATAATATATCTAATCCACCTACTTGTATTTCCTTTGCACTTGAATATATTTCCCAGTTTGTATGTGATGTAAGTAATAACTCAGGTGAGTTTACAAAGTTTGTATTCTTATAATATGCATCATGGTTTCCTGTTGCAGCATATACCTTATACTTCTTAAGTGGTTCAAAGACAACACGATTTGACCATTCAAGTGTTTGTAGATCAATAGCCTTACGACTATCAAATACATCACCCATATGAATGATAGTATCTATTCCATACTCTTCTAACTTAGGAAAAAATACATTCTTATAGAACAACTCAAAATAATCATGCAAATTCTTTGATCCCTTTCGTGCACCAAAATGGGTATCAGTTATAATGGCAATTTTCATCTATTCTTTTTCTGTGCAATATTGTCTTTAATTGTATTATACTCTGACATTGCTCCTGTCAATGCACCACTTTCTACAGTCATCACTTCATCAAATCCAGTCTTCTCAATAATCTTATTCTTAATATCTAATTGTTTCTTCTCCTTCTGTATGCGTCTCAGAAAGGCATAGTGTATGATTTGGGTAAAGTATGCAAAAGGATTACGAGACTTCTCTGGATCGAAGTTGTGAATGTATTGTACGCAGTTTTCAATACCATCTGATATCATATCATCACGGAACATATAATTAACAAAGTTTGGTTTATATGACAGGTGTGTTGCAATCTTTAAGAAACATGATCCAAGATAGTTTGTGATTCTTGGTTTTGGTTTTCCTTCATCTGCAGCCTTAGCAACCTTTGCCCTATAAACAATCAATGCTTCTAGCAGTTCTTTATTATTTACGTAATGCTCTGACTTCTTCTTCGGCATGTATTTTACCTAACTGTTCTTATTATACCATAATTTATTTTATTGACAAGTTACGTAAATTATTTCAGTTTTGTGACGTGACGAGGTGACAGACTTGACAAGACTCTCCAATCTATGTACAATAACTCTGTAAGGGTTGAAAGGGATATTAAGTATCTTTAGAATCTTTAGTATTTTCTTTAAATAGCTTCTCCAGAGATTCACGTTTTTTTTCTACGCTCGATAAAAGTCCAAGATGGGAGTTTAATTTTACTTTATTATCTGTAGGTTTAAATACACCGAGGCTACCCTCCTCTGATTCTTCTACGTATTGTTTGTATATACTAATAAGTTTTTTATCTTTACACTCTGTCATTGTAATCACTTTGTCCATTCTTAAAACAAACATGTCTTCGTCTGACATCTCCATCCAAGGTGTTACTTTTACATAGTTAATAGTTCCAAGTGGTGACAATGGTTTCATTATAATTGGATTATGTAAAATTAATATAGGTTCATCTTCAGTTTCATCCACACAAACAAGTGCGAAGACTTCCTCTCCGGATACAAGTTTAAGAATGCTGTAGAATTCGTCTCCCATATTATTTTTTGAGTGGAATTGAGATGATGTCATAATTAAAGTTTTCTTCATTGTAAATCTTGATTCTTTCTACAAGATGATTCAAAGTGTAGTTTCTTCTTGTTTTATAGGAAATGTCGTCAGCTATATCATAAAGTGTTGCTTTTGTTTTGTTACTTCCTTTACGAAGAACTCTACCTATAGACTGTAGATTCCGAATTCGAGATTTAGATGGTGATGCAAAAATGACGTTATGAAGATTTTTAATGTTAATTCCCGTGGAGAAAGTCCCATAAGATGCGATGATAATAGCGTTGTCTTCTTTTTCAGTGATTTCTCTTACGTTTTCTCTATCTTCTGCTACTACACCTCCATGTACAAAGAAGACTTCGCGTTGTTCTAGTACATTACTATTTATCATGTCATATAAAACCCTTCCATGAGTTTCAACTCTTGAATATAATATCAGAGTATTACCTTTTAGATCAAGTGCTAGATTACGAATAAACTTATTTCTTTGCTCATGATTGATTATATATTGAACCTCATCTTCAAATGTTTCAAATTTTGAAGCAGGGTGTTTGAGTAGAAGAACATTAATGTCAAGTTTTGCAACATGACCCTTCTTCATTAGTTCATCTGTCTTAATAATTTTATATGAAGGGCCAAATAATCCTTCCAAAACCCACTTATGTGTTTGCGTTCCATCTAGTGTGCCAGTGAATCCAAACCTATATTTGGCCTTGTGAAGTTTAGTCATTATAGATATAAGTGACTTTGATTTAAACTGGTGAGCCTCATCCCCAATTACAACAGAGAATCGCTCAAAATACTTTCTGGGGAGTTTGTAGATTGATTGCCACGTAGTAATAATGACTTGAGAGTCTGTCTCTCTTTCTTTTCCTGCGTAAATTTTGTGACAAAATGAACCTACGTCCCATCCATAATCAGCAAAATCTTTATACATCTGTTCTACTAGGGAAGTCGTCGGAACAACTATCAGAGTATTTTGTTGCCTTTCAACATAGTATCTCACAATCGAGTATATCATCAGAGACTTACCCGATGCAGTTGGGGATATCAACAACCTTCTATTATGTTTTAAAGCGTCGGATACTC